GGGCGCGTTGCATGGCTTGGTTGGGGTGGCACGTCGGGTGTCAATTGGGCAATTGAAAAACTAAAATCCATAAATAATAGTAAAATGATAGACGAAAAAAAAGAAGTCGAAATGGAAGCAGACGGGAAACCGCACGCACACATTGAACTGCCGATTGGCGTTCATACGATTGGGGATTCTGTTTATACCGTTGAAGAGGTAATCGAAAACGAGGGAACAGAAAACGAATACAAGTGCAACAAGATTGTTTCAATCGTTCCAATTGACGAAAGCGCAAGCGAAGAAGTTGTTGAAGCAACTGAAGAAAAAGAAGAAGTTGACGTTGAAATGACCGAAGAAAAAGAAGAAGAAGTGGTTGTTGAAGCGAAAGCAAAAACGGAATACGCTGACGAAGAAAAAGAAGAAGAAGTCAAAGTTGAAATGGCTGACGAAGCAGAAATGGAAGCGTATTATTCAAAAGAAGAAATTGACGCGAAGTTCAAGGAGTTGTATGACATGATTGCAGACGTGAAAGCCGAAGCAAGCGAAGACGTTGAAGTGTCTGACGAAAGCAACACGCAACTATCAAGCAACGAACCAAAAGGTCGAATCGACTTGATGGGTGAAAAACTTGCGAAGTTTGCTAAATTTAGCGCATCAAAAAAGTAGGAATCAAAAATCAAAAATAAAACAAAAATGGCAACAAGAGATTTAAAAATGTCAATGAATGTAGCAACCGAAGCGTTGTTGCAAGTGAATCCAAAAGAATTTTATACTAAAGCACTTTTGGAAAACCGTTCAAGTTCATATTTCCGTCAGGTTTTGAACATCAAAGAGAAAACAAAAATCGGAAATCTTTCTTTCGGTACTTTGTTATTCCCTGGAGATTGTGATTACCAAGGAGGAAATTCAACGCTTGGAGCAAAAGAGATGGAGCCTTGCAAAATTCAAATCGGAACTGATTTGTGTATGTATGAAATGGAAACATCATTCCTTGCGGATTGGATGAAAGCGGGATCGAATGGTGAGTGGATGCCAGCGGAATACGCAACATTTATGTACTCTGAATTATCAAGAAACGTTTCTGACCTTTTGGAGGTTTTAACGTGGCAAGGTGACACGGATGTGACTTTCGATGCAAATGATCCATCAACGTTCATCGGTCTTTGTGACGGTCTTGAAAAGCAACTTTGTGGTGCTTCAATTCCAACGGCTCAAAGATTGGCGGGAACAACAATCAACAGTTCAACGGTAATCGCTGAACTAACTGCGGTATACAATGCACTTCCAACACGAATCAAGCAAGTAAAAGAAGATGTACTTTGGTGCGTTTCTCAAAACGTTGCGGATTCTTACCGTTTAGCGGTTGCACTTCAATCGGCAGAAGTTTACACGGCGCAAGATCCAGAATTGAATTTCCTTGGATACAAATTGACAGTATGTGCGGGAATGTCTGACAACACAATGACAGTTTCAAAAGCTGACAATTATGTATTCCTTGCGGATTTGGTTTCAGATCCTGAAGATTTGAACGTGATTGACTTGTCAAAAACAACGGGTGACAAAACTATCCGTGTGCGTTCTGACTTCAAAGTTGGTTTCAACTTCTTAAATGACTCAGCAACTGCTGACGAAAACGAGTGGGTGACTTACGGATTGGATTGTGCATAAGCATAAAACAAGATAATTAATAAAGGGCGGGATTCGTTCCGCCCTATTTACAAACTTTAAATTTTAAAAATATGCCAGTACAAAACTGCACCGCACTCGAGGAAATTGCTTTAGGGTGCGCACGAAATTCGGGAGGCATTGACGAGATTTATGTTGGTGATATGGAGGATATAACTGAAGTTATTGCAGACGAATCAACGTGGGAAATCACGACGTTGACTGTTTCACCAGCACCTATCAACGTACAAGTCAAAAGAAGATATTCCGAATATACAGATGAAAAGCAAGACGGAATCGAAGCGGGTGTTGACGTTGTCAACCGAACGGTTTCAATTATGCTACCAAGACGAGAGAAAGAAAAATCCAAAGCTTTGAATATTTTGGGCGCGGGTTCTCGATACCTTTATGTTTTGGTGAAAGATTTAAACGGTCTTATTTGGTATTTTCCATATGTACAACTTCAAACAATTGGAGGCGGATCAGGGAAAAACCGTGCTGACGGTTCAAAATACGATGTTGCATTCTATGGTGAAGATGATTCACTTGCGAAAGAAGTGCCATCACTCGTATATACTGCCGTTACAGGACAGTAAAAAACCAAAAAATCAAACAATCAAAAGAGGGGGTGACAATGTTCATCCCTTTTTTTATGAAACAAAATTCAGTTTCTATACTATACTGATATGATAAAACTTGAAAAGGACATATCAACAAATGTAGTTGTGACATTTGCGCCAAAAACAACGGTTGAAAATCCGTACTATTTGATTGAGATTTTTAACGTTTCGGATGAGGTTGTCGAATCATTCACACCGACCGACACAAGCACGACAAAGGAACGGTATAATGAATTTGAACTGACGACCACATTGCGACAAGGTGAATATTACTATACCGCATGGCAATCGGAAACAATCAACCCGACAATTAGCGACGTTGTGGGTGAACCCGTGAACTTTGGAATTGTGACCGTTTCGTCAAGTGATGACATTTTAACAGATATATATTTATGAAAATTTTCGGAATAGAATTTAACGCAAACGGATCGGGTGCAAGAACATCACCGCAAGCATTCAATACGCCATTTTTGAAAGTTGGAAAAGGGAACTTATCACTTCCGTTTGTTCAATCACGATGGTCATCCACGGGGGTCATTTTTTTTGGTCAGGACAATTTATTTCCGCAACTGCTCAATCAGATGTATTTCACTTCACCGTTGCATGGTTCAATTGTAGATTTCACAACTAACGCGGTGATGGGTGGAGGCATCGACGTTCAACCCGTCGAAGATAGTGCAAAGAACAACATTGACGTTCGTGTGTTTATGCGTAAAAACAAATTGAATTCAATGTTTCAAGTTTTATGTCGTGACTTTTATTTGCACCGACGCATTCACATATTGATGAATTTTTCGGATAGTGGTAAATTTTTGAAGATGACACGAATCGATCCGTCAAAAATACGATACAATTTTGACGGCTCGTTTGAATACTCCGACGATTGGGCAAACGGTCGCAAGCGTAGACAAATTGAACCATACAACCCCGCGGGAAATTACGGTGAGGTACTTTATACAATGCAAGACGATGCACCAGGTCAGGACTTTTATCCGATTCCAACGTATTCAAGCGCGTTGAATTGGTGTTTCCTTGATGGTGAAATGTCATTCCTACACAAAAACAACATACAACAATCAATCTTTCCGTCGGTGTTTATACGACGACCGAAACGATTCGGTTCAAAAGAAGAACAACAAAGTTTCATTGATGGATTGAAAGGGAATGAGGGCGCAGAAAATGCGGGGAAAGTCGGAGTTTTGACGGGTGACGGTTTTGAAAATACTCCCGAAGTAGTAAACGCACCGACAAATCAAAACGATAAACTGTTCACGGAAACGGCAAAAGAATTGAAAGACTCGATTTGTTTTGCTCACAAAATAAACCCGTCAATCATGGGGATCAAGGTTGCGGGTTCTTTGGGTAATGCGCAAGAACTTGAAATGAGTTACGGCATTTGGGAAAAAAATGTTGTTTTCCCGCTTCGTGACATCATGGAAAAACTCGGTCAAACGCTTTGTCAAATAACTGACACAAAAGGCAAATTTCAAATCAATGGGTATCAAATTATCGGTGACGTTATTGTCGAGGGTGACAATAGTCAAGTCAATCAAACTGCCGAAATACTTTCAGCGATGTCACCATTGCTTGCAAATAAAATACTTGAATCACTAACATTGAATGAAGTGCGTGCGATGGCGAACTTGCCAAGGGTTGACGGAGGTGACACGGTTGCAAGTTTGGTTGAATCCGAAACCGAAGCGTCAGAATTTGCGCAAGAACTAATTTCAAAAGTAAACAATTAAAACATGGCATTGACTTATTTCGTTACCGAAGCATATTTGAAGCAAGCGACCGCGTTGACAAAGAACATCGACGCAAATGAAATCGTTCCGTTCATCACCGTGGCATCTGACACCTGGATGCAGTCTATTCTTGGTTCATATTTTTACGATCATTTATTGCTTGCTTACAATGCGCAAACGTTAACGGCTGACGAAGAAATTCTTGTTTCTAAAATGAAACCCGCAATCGCGTGGCGTGCGACTTCGGATTGCGTTGTTGAATTGACGTATCAAATAAAGAACAAAGGAATCCAAAAACAAAGCGGTGACAATTCCGAAAGCGTTGATTTAACCGAAACGGGATTTGTCAAAACGCACTACGAAAACAAAGCGGAATTTTATGAATCATTTCTTGTTGATTATTTGAGAACTAACAAAGCAAAATTTCCGCAATTCATTGACAAGCAAAACAAGACCGCGATCATTGCACCGCAAGACGATAACAATTTCAATTCTGACATTCTGTTCATATGATTGGGTATTCACAATTTACAAATCTATTGAAGCAATTCGCCGACAATCACAAGGTCGGGATTCGTTTCATTTCTGAATTTCGGGAACAACTGCCGAACCTATCAACGGCAGAAATTGAATTCCCGATTTTATTTGTTGAACCCGTTGGTGCTGACACGAAAGAATTCGCCAATACTTTGGATGTAAACGTTTATTGTCTTGACAGACTACGGAAAGACCGTAAGAATACAGAAGATGTCTTAAATGACACCCTAATGATATTAAACCAAGATTTGACGCGATGGCTTGAAGATGAGGTCAAAGTTCTTGAATCGGAACAACCTTATCCCGCGCAAGTTTACAACAATTATTTACTTGATTACACCGCGGGTTGGTCAATTCGTTTGTCGGTTGACATTGAACGAATCGGATTGTGTGAAATACCATTCAATAATTAAAATAAAAACAAAAATAAAACAATAGAACAATGGCAAAAGTAATTTATAAAGCGGGAAACTATGTTGTCGTGACTGACGCGAACAATGTTGATCGAGTTTTTCCAATTGGGAAAACGGTATACGAAGAAACTGCGGGAAACTTTTTGATTTCAGAAGGGCAAGTTGAACGTGAACAACTAATCATTCCCGTATCGGACACGGTCAATTGGGTTGATAACGACGGCACTAACTACACCGAAGCAACATTCCGTGACTTTTTAAGAACAAATACGGGTTTTAGCCCCGCATCGGGCGGTAGCGGTGCGTCATGGGGTGGTATCACGGGAACTTTGTCCGATCAAACAGATTTGCAAAGTGAACTTGATGACAAACAAGACACCTTAGTAAGTGCAACAAACATAAAAACAATCAACGGAAGTTCTGTTTTGGGTAGTGGTGATTTAGCCGTTGGCGGTGGTAGTGGTACTTCGGGTTATCATATGCAATTATTACCAGGAGGTACTTATTTTGGTGGTATTTATCAAGCAAATACAAACCACGCTGGACAAAATTATTCCAATCAAACTTTTGCGGATAGGATTTTGTACATTCCATTTATACCAAGTCAAGATTTTTCGAGTACTGAAATGCGAATCCAATGTAGTGGAGCAAGTGCGGGAGATGAAGTAAAGCTTTCTATTTACTCTCACGATGGACTTAACGCACCACAAAATTTACTATATGAAAGTGCTGCGCTCGATATGTCTACAACGGGATATAAAACAGTCACAGTTAATCGAAATTGGACAAAAGGTGAAGTATATTGGCTTGGTGTTCACGGGAAAAATGGAGCTTGTAGAATTCTTGGAATGGGTTCAAATTTTGCTGATTCACTCATTATTGGACTTTTAAATAGTGGGAGGTTTAAAATGTGGGGTCAAACTGGTCAAACCTTTGCAAACGGTGCTCCCGCAACCGCAAACCCTAACACATTTAGGTACGATGTTTATACGATAGAATTTAAGTAAATAAATAAAAATATGGCACAAATTAGAGAAGAAATATATGACGACAACGGGCTTGTCGAAGTGAAATTTCACGAAGTAGATGAACCAACTCAAGAAGAATTAATCGCAGAAAAGGAAGCGAAACTTTTAGAAATATACGCTGAACTTAATGCATTGAAAGAAATCTAAAATGTTCAAAGATCTAATGGATAGCGATGAGGCGAATATCGGGGGTATCTTTTCCCTGGTTGCTACGGGTATAATAAAAATATATGAATGGGCAACTTTGGAGCAAGTGAACGATTGGTTGCAGTTGTTCCTTGCTTTGGGTGGTGCTTTCTTTTTGTTTCATCGCATCAAAGGTCAAATGCTTGATAACAAAATTAAGAAACGTGAACTTGACAAATAACGATGCGCGCCGTTTGGGGATATATTAGCGACATCATAAAACGGTCAACAAAGCGTTTCATCTTCATTTATATGGTTGTTTTTGTGTTGACGCCTTTGACATATATCTACACGAATCAAGAAAACTTTGAATTCGTACTTGCGGAAATGCTGACGTTCTTGTCATTGCTTGCGGGCGGTGGCATTTATGAACGAATCAAAAGCAACAATCAAAATTCTGAATCATGAAAAAAATTCTTTTTTTAGTGGATCCAGGTCACGGGGGAACATACCCAAATGAACACGACCGTGCGGGGCAATATGTGACAAGTGGCAAACGATCACCCCGTTGGGATGACCGCACCTTTGCAAATGGTTCACCGTATGTTTTATTTGAGGGGGTAAACAACCGCGACAATGCGCGTCGTTTGGTTCAGGCTTTAAATGATGCGGGGATGGATGCGATTGACATTGTCAACGATTGGCGTGACATTTCATTGACCGACCGGGTGAACCGTGCGAATCAATATGCAAGAACCCGTTCATGTGTTTACATTTCACTCCATTCAAACGCATCGGGAAACGGTGTTGATTGGGCAAGCGCACACGGAAACGAAATCTTTGTTGCACCGACCGCGTCAATGAATTCAAAACGATTCGCCGACATCCTGGAACAAAATTTTTTGAAGAACTTTGATGGGGTTTCAAAATGGCGAGGTGTCAAGAATGGCAACTTTTACGTTTTAAGGGCGACCAATTGCCCCGCAATACTGATTGAAGCGGAATTTCACGACAATAAAGAAAGCGCAAAATTGATGCTTTCCGAAGATTACAAGAAAAGATTGATTGATACTATCGTAAATTCTTGCTATATTTACAAGCAATGAGATACTTGATCATCATTGTTCTTTTCAATGTTGCTTGTTCACCTCAATTTCATATCAATAAAGCAAAGAGGCAAACGCAAAAAGCAATCGACAAGGGCGCAGTCATAACACACCGCGCCGACACCATCCGCGACACCATTATCGAAGTCATTGAATACACAAAAAACGACACGGTGTTCATCGAAATCACAAAAACCATTGAAAGGGTTGTGACCAAAAAGGGCGAAGTCAGATATATCACCCGCAAAGACAAACGTCGAGAATACAGAAAAGAAAAAAAAGAATCAAAACGCGATTTCAAATTGTCAATTCAAGACAAGAAAATTGAACGCACCGAAGCCAAAGCGAAAAACAAAAATCGTTCTTGGTGGATTGTGGTGTTTTCGATTTTGATTTTGCTATTGATATATATCTATTTTGAAGCAAACAAAAAAATCAATCGATATGGCAAATAAACGACTCCGTTTGAAAGATGACGAATTAGAAATCATTCAGGAATTTCGACGCATAAAAGACGAAAGCATCAAACAAGGAATACCAATTGAAGACGTCAAGCACGGATGGATCAAATCGGATCGGTCAAGTTTGTTTTTCAAAAACCCAAAATTCAAAGATCAAACGACGCAACAATTTGAACAGCTGCAAGAATCATTAATCAAAGAGTTCAAAGATTATGCGCCAAATTACCCAACACAAAAACGAACCAAATCAAAAGACGGTCACCTTTTGGTCGTATCACCGACCGACATTCATCTTGGAAAACTTTGCAGTTCATTTGAAACGGGTGAAGATTACAACCAACAAATCGCGGTCAAAAGGGTGAAAGATGGCGTCAACGGAATCTTGCAAGAATCAAGCGGTTGGGATATTGAAAAAATTCTTTTGATTATTGGAAACGATATTTTGCACACCGACACACCAAGCAAGACGACAAAAGGCACATTGCAAGAAACTGACGGGAATTGGTATGACAACTTTTTGACGGGAGTGCGTTTGTATGTAGATTTGATTAATCAATTGAAAGCGGTTGCACCCGTTCATGTAATTCACGCACCGTCGAATCACGACTACCAGAGCGGTTTTCATCTTGCTCAACTAATCGAAGCACATTTTAACCAATGCAAAGACGTGACATTTGATTGTTCAATTGCCCATCGGAAATATTTTTCTTGGTATGAGAATCTTTTTGGCGCGACTCACGGCGACGGCGCAAAAACTGCCGACCTCCCAATGTTGATGGCGCACGAATCAAAGGATTGGACAAAGTGCAAACATCGCTATATTTTTACGGGGCATTTGCATCATCGCATCCAACGCGATCATTTTAGTGTGTGCATAATTACAACCCGATCACCGTCGGGAACTGATTCCTGGCATCACATAAAAGGTTATCAGCACTCACCAAAAGCAATCGAGGGTTTTATTTTTCATAAGAAACAAGGACAAAAAGCGAGCTTGGTTCATTTATTTTAAGTAACTTTGTTTATCTACTGATAAAGTAGTTTGTTTTTTCAAAGGTTAGTTAGGTTTAAGCGCATCGGCAACGGTGCGCTTTTTTCATGTCTTGATTTGTACATTCGTTTTTTTTATTATATTTGTCCATAACCAAATTGAAACCAAATGAAAAAACAAATCAATCAAGTCACCTTTCCAGGGCGACAAAAACGCAAAAAATTATTTGACAACAATGAAACAATTGACGACGTGATTCGTTTAGTAAATTGGAACTTTGAACCTCAACACCGTGATGCGGTCAAGGTTTATTGTTTACAATTGCACGCGGGGTTGACTGCGAAACAATCAATCAAATTGCTTTCATTAAACGGTCGAAAATTAAATTCCTATCCTTTAGAGGTCAGTCATAAATGTGCAAACGATCAAGGATATCAAATGCTTTTCAAATCGTTTTGCCGACACATTGAACAAACCATCCAACACCGTCGGTTGACCATTTACAAAAAGCACATTAAACAAGTAACAAATCAAAAATCAAAATAAAATGGAAGACTTAATTGAATTTATTGAAGTAGAAAACAAGTCACAACGACATCGATTAAGAGGAAACATGGCGTCGGTTTGGTTTAACCTTGACGGTCGTTTTAAGAATTACGGAACAACGTTTTCGCAAGACATCAAAACAGACAAATCAAGAATCAAGATCGGCAAGATAGGCGAAAAGGTTTGTGTTGTATTCACAAATGAAAAGGACAACAGTTTGAATTTATACAACAGTCACAACCCGAAACAAAATATGCGTTTCGATTCACGCATTTTTTGCGAAATGTTTTTTCCTAAATTGAAAAATCTAAAAAAAGGAAAGGATAAAATTGTCTTGTCCATAACCAAAATGACTGATGACATTTATTTGTTTGAAGACAAAATTTAATTTTAAAAATTTAACAAATCAAAAAGGGCGCGTCAAACCGCCCTATATTAAAACCCAACAACATGAAAAATCAAGAAAAAATTCACGCCTTTTTTAACCCGTCTAACAACGTCAAAGTTCCCGACAATATATTCACACCAAAGAAACAATTAAACACGCTTAAAATAGCCCGCACGATACAACCTAAAGAACGTGCAACATTCAATGAAGTATATGAAAACGCATTCAATCAATTAAAAAAGTAAAATAAGATAAAATGAGGAAAAGAATGGAATTAACATTTGCCGAAGTGCAAGCAATCAAAATTGACTTTTTGCGTGACTACATTCACGGCAATAAAAAATTGAACTCGGTAATTGATCAAACGATGGAACGATACAATGTCGGCTATCAGACCGCGAAGTACATTGGCACATCAATGACAATTGAAGACATGGTTCAATTGCAACCTAAAATTTCAAACCAAAAAAGACAAACCAATGATTGAAACCGACCTTGACCAAACGACAAAAATACTTCGTTTGTTTTTGCATTCGCAAGCAATCATTCATTGCATTGACGACCTCCATGATTCGGTCATCTACAAGCACCAATTCAAAAAAGAAATGAATCGAACGTTGCGATTCTTAGAACCCAAACTTGACAATCTATTGCGCAACGCTGACGTTTCTGAATCGCAATATTACGTTGACATCGTTTCCGAATTGGAACAAGTGACCAAAGAAATAAACGTTGAAATGAAATGATTTTTTTAAATTAGCCGAACAAAAACAAAATTAAATGAAACTAACCAAACGAAAAGGGTTCAATTTTTTCCGTAGTTATTACGACGTATACAATGAACTCAACGACAAAGACAAAGTTCAATTCATGGATGCATTACTTGACCGTCAATTTTTAGGCGTCAAACCGCACGACCTCAAAGGAATGGCAAAGTTTGCATACATCAGTCAAACCAATAGCATCGACACGCAAATCAAAGGATATGAGGACAAGACGGGCAACAAATTGCAAGGGGGTATTGAACCCCCTACCGTACCCCCTACCGCACCCCCTACGCAAGGGGGGTTGAACACCCCTACCCAACAAGTACAAGTACAAGAGAAAGGGAAAGAACAAGGGAAAGAGAAAGAGAAAGGGAAAGAACTTGATATTGAAGCGCGCAAATTAAAATTTGCCAATTCATTGAAGCCTTATTTGACCGACTACGGCAAACAAACGTTGAACAATTTTTTCTTATATTGGTCGGAACATAATGAAAACGGCAAAAAGATGCGGTTTGAATATTCCAAAAATCAACCTTTTAATGTGGCGCGACGACTTGCTACCTGGAAACAAAAGGAACACGACACCCCAATCAAGGGAAACAAAAAACGCGGTGACGGTGTCAATGCTGAATATATGAATGAACTAAAAACCCGACTATATGGAAAACAATGAAATCATCAAAAAGGAAAACAATGAAATTGTTAAATTTGACAAGGTTGCATATCTACAAAAATATGATCCTTTGAAAGTGCTGACGTCATTGCGTCACATCAAGACATCAATCCAAGCGATTGAAAACGACGAAATCAGTCTTGCACTATCTTCAAAACATATCGGAATGGATTCCGTTCTTGCATTGATTGAAGTGCATCTTGCGTCACTTTCTGAATCGGTCAACGTAGGGCAACCGTTGAGCAAATACCAAATCAAAGAAATCGCCATTGAAATACATTCGATGTTTTATTTTCTTTCAATGACTGAAATTTGTTTTGTACTTAGAAAAGCAAAGCGGGGTGAATACGGTCAACTTTATGGGGTGTTGAACATTGTCGCAATATTGGATTGGTTTAATCAGTACGTCGAAGAACGCACGCAAGTATTCATCAACAAGTCAACACAAGACCGTCACAACGATCATAGTTTGCGAAGTAGTGACCGAAAAGAATTGAAACAATCAAAACATTATAAAGATGAAAAATAAAATTGATTGTAAATTCAATTTTTATAGTTGTATAATGACCAACAAAAATTTTATGAATTTAGATGTTTGTAAAAATTGTGAGGATGGTGATTCCTATGAAAGTGAAGAAAATTATTATAAAACAATCACAACGGGTTCGGATTTTTCGGGGGTTGGTGCTTTTGATTATGCCATTGAAAGGGTATGCAATGCGAAAGGGTTTGAACACGAAAGAATTTTTGCGTGTGATTGGGATAAATTTGCACGAACAACCTATGCACACAATCACGGTGAACCGTCATATTTTCCAAAAGACGTATATGACCGTGACATTCCTGAAGAAAGTCTTGACATCTACATGACCTCACCGCCTTGCCAGGCGTTTAGTCTTGTTGGAAAACGAAAAGGTAAAACCGATAAAAGGGGGATTTTGTTTTTTAATTCTCACGAGTTTATCAAAGTGAATAAACCTCGATATTTCATTTTTGAAAATGTCAAGGGGTTGTTGTCGGATGACAAAGGTCGAACATTTCAAGAATGGGTTGATATGTTGGGCGGGAAAAGCGTGAACGGATTGCCCGTTTTATTTCCGCATGACGACGCACTTGATTATCATTTGTATTGGCAAGTTTTGAATTCAAAAGATTACGGAGTGCCACAAAATAGGGAACGCGTTTTTTTGATAGGTATCCGTGACGACGTTGATAATTATTTCAGGTTTCCAAAAAAGCAACATTTGACAAAACGATTAAAAGACGTTCTTGAAAAAGAAGTTGATCAAAAGTATTTTTTAGATCAAAAAATTTACAATTCTTTTTTAAATAAAAAAGGTGATTTTGGAGAACGTTTTAAATTAATTAATCCAATTTCTTATGCAATGGCATTGAATACAAAGCACGGAAAGGGAGTGATTACAAATAACTATATTAAGTGGGATGAATCACCAACTGAAATAAGATTTTTAACTCCACTTGAATATTTCAGACTTCAAGATTTTCCTGAAACGTTTGATTTTTCCGTTGTCAGCAATTCCCAGGCATACAAGCAAGCGGGTAATTCAATCACGGTTGCAGTTCTTGAAAAGATAATTTTAAAATTGAATCTATGACAATCAACGCAGCACGAATTTATTTGCGTGAGAATTGGAAACGTTTGCCGAAAACCCTTGATTCAAAGTTTGCGTATTATTCCGACGTCAAAAAAACCCTTGAATTTTACGCGCACATTTTAAAGACAAGCGAAAATCAACGTCAATTGAAATCGACCGAATCAAATGTGATTATGATTGTGCAAGCGTTGCAAGATGAAACGCAATGGAATAAACCACAACCCCGATTAAATTCACATCAAAACAACTATTTTGAAAATGACTAAAATGAAAGCAAGCAAACAAGACGTCAAATATTATTTTGCAATTCGTGATTTGATTCACAAAAAATTGTTGAACGATGGAACGTTAATGTGTCGCGATGAACTCAATGACTTTTTGAAATGGTATTCGGATCTTGAAAACGTCAGCTTGTCAAACATCAGTCACGACGACTTGCAAATTCTCAAAGAATCGACAAAGTATTTCGCCCATTCGATTGGGTTGCACCTGGACAAAGACGAAAAAATTGATTTGAACTTTGAAATTTCTTAATAAAAAAATAGGATTATATTTATTTTTTTATATATATTTGACAACAACCAAAAAAAAACAAACAAAATGACAATTTTTATTTTATCAAATCAAAGCGGAATTGTAAAAGCAACCGCATCACTTGACGAGGCGACCATTTGGAAAGCCACAAAAGGAACATTTCAAGAAGTTTTATTTTCGGAGGGTACTGAACTCTTTGCACATTACGAATCGGGATGCGTTGAAATCAACGACGACGAAATGCAACCAATTGCAACCGCTGAAAAAAATCACGACGGTGTTTTGTGTATTGATGGCATCCCCGTCAATCGAATGAACTTGACAAATGATTTGAAAGCTGACATTGAATTTGAAGAAAAGGAAATTCCCGAACCGAACGATTGCAATGAAGATTTTGAATTTGACTCAATGCGTGATTACGAACGTTTACATAAATACTCATAACCATGAAAAAACGTTTATTGCGATACGAAAGAATCGAACTATCAAACCGACTTGACGATATTATTTCAATTTGGTATTCACGACCGACAAAGAATTTTGTACTTCAATTGAACGGCAAAGTCATCACCACGACAAAAGAATTTGAATCAATCGAAACAAGCCTTGAAAACATCAGCGCATTCGGTCAGATTTTTGAAGTCGATATTTAAATTTTTATTATTTTTAACCTAAAAAACAAACAACCATGAAAAACATTTATCAAAGTTTGGCATCATTTCAACAAGAATGTCCAACAATCCACAAAGCAACGAAAGGCTACGGGTACACCTACGCCGACCTTAAAACAATCTTTGAAACAATCAATCCACTACTTGCAAAAAACGGTCTTGGATTTACGCAATTGATTCAAGGGCAACAAATCAAAACCGTTCTTTTCCATTGTGAAAGCGGTGAAACCATTGAAAGCATTGCCGACATTCCGCAAGACGTTTCATTGAAAGGTATGAACGATTTCCAGGTGTTCGGTTCGGCTTGCTCGTACATCCGACGTTACCAAATTTCTGCGATTTGTGGCATTGTGACCGACAAAGATACAGACGCGTCAGGAGAACAACAAAAGAAACCTATCAAGGTCGTAAAACAAACCATCAACGAAAAGACGTTTGACGACTATATTTTGAAACTGCAAGACGAAGATGATTCAAAGGTTGCAAGTTTTATTGAATGGGCGGAGAAGCACACCTTGACCGCATCACAACGCAAAGCAATTGAGAACCTTAAAAAATAACAAAATGAAAAATAAATTGATTCATAAATTAACTTTGCTTGATGTTAGCCTATATAGAAAATCAGGGTTATCAGATGCAGATAGTAAATATAAAAAAGAACCGTTACATTTTAGAAGTAAACTTTTCGATATTTATTCAAAACTAAGTATCGAAGATATTGAACAAATAATAAACCTTAAAAAATAACAAAATGAGAAACGAAGAACTTTACCACATTGATAGCATGGGAGAAATGCTGACGCAATTCCCTGAAATGACAAAGAAAGAAATCATTGCACAAGCCGAACAAAACGCGCTTCAAATGATGGATGACGGACACCTTGACGAATTCGAAACCATCGCAAGCGTTGAACGGTTGAAAGCATACGTCGAAAGCTATTCAAAAAGCATTCGCAAAATGATTGACCAAGTTCCTGAAAAGGAATACAAGAAATCCAACGTCGTTTTTTCAATGCGCAACACGGGTGATCGCCTGGACTATATGCAAGACGACATCTATGAAAAGCTATCTAACCAACTAAAGGAACGCGCCGACTTGCTCAAAGTGGCATACAAATCAACTGACGCGATATATGACGCCGACGGTGTGCAAGTTCCAAAGGTAGGAATCAAGACGCACGGCGGTGAGGTGTTAACGATTAAATTCTAATCAATGCCCCGTTGCATCCATTGCAAACAGAAATTCGAAAAGAAGTACCCCAATCAAATTGGGGTACTTCGTTTTTGTTTGGGGAATGATGAATGCACAAAAGAATTTTATCACGCCGTAAAACGCAAACAGATTAAAGAAGCCGAACGCGCAAAAGCAAAACACAAAGTCACCCGACTGACCGCAAACGGTTATCGTTCAAAACACGTTCAACCCTTGATTAATGAATTGGCAAGAATAATCGACCACGGTCAACCATGTATCGCAACGGGAAACATCAAGGGCAAGATGAACGGCGGGCATTATCATTCAGTCGGTTCAAATGTCACCCTTTCATTAAACCTACACAACATTCACATCCAAAGCGAGCAATCAAATAGTTATAAAGGCGGTGACGCGATCCGATACCGTCACGGATTGATTGAAATCTACGGACAGAAATATGCCGATTTCGTTGATATGCACCTTTGTCAATGTCCAAATTTGAACTTGACCAAAAAAGACCTGGAAAAAATCAAAAAAAAATTGACAGAAATCAACAAGGAATTGAAAGCCCTAAATAAACAATATACCCCAAAGCAACGAATCAAAATGCGGAATCGTTTTAATAAAGACTTGGGGATTTATGAAAGCGATTTTTCAAAGTTTAGTTAATTTTTATATATTTGTGTTATGAATTTAACACAAACACACGTCATAATCTTTCTTTGTGCATGGTTTTTCACCAATTTTGAACCGATTGTTTTGCTTTTCGTAAGCCTACAAAAAAAGATTTCATATAGATACCGCGAATATTTCGGGTATCTTTTTTGCTTTAAATGCGTGACCTTTTGGTCATTGCTTATTTTGTCGGGCGACCTTTGGGTTGCACTTTTATTCTCTTTTATTGCTTCATGGTATGACCGAACCAATTAATGTTTTTGAAAAATATCGCGAAACGGCGCAACGCAATCAATCGCAAATGATAGTTCTTGCAAAAGAATACAACAATCAAGTCGATGAAAGTAAAAAGATCCCCGTCAAAGGGTGTTCGTTTTGCACGTTCATAAAGCGCAAGATATATCACCGAATTATTTTTGAATGGTATGACGCAAAAGGAAATTGATAGTCATTTAAAAGACATTTTGCCACGCATTGAACAAACTGCAAAATCAATGTGCTTGAAATATCAACGTTCCTATGATTGGCAAGAACTGATTTCAATCGCGTATATCTACGTTGTCAAGGTGCAAAAACGAATTGAAGATAAAGATATGCTTCGACGTTGGATGACTGCGAAAATTTGCCAGGAAATTGCATTGACGAATTCGCAAACGAATTTGAACATCCAAATGAATGCAAGGGAAATCATTCCCGACCTCAACCCCGACCACAATGAAGAAAACTTTGATCCATACGAAGACGCAATCAAAGCAATTGAAGAATATCGGCAAGAACCTGACCGCATAAAGCGAATAATATTTGAAACCTACTTCGACAAACAAATCAATACTTGTCGAGCAATGGCAAAATACTTCAATGTTAGCACGCTGACGGCATCAAAATTGATTCGTGAAATGAAATCAGACTTGCAAGAAATAGAATTAAAACAATAACAAAAAACAACAACATGAAACAATTCAAAAAAAAATACATCAATGCAAAAGTAATGGTTCGAACTGAATTCGGGCAAAAAATAGAAATAGACACGGCAACTGCCGATCCAAATAAATGGTCAAAGATCAAAGAATTTAATTTCTTGTTTGAAGATTCCACAAACCAAAGCGTCAAAGAATCGCCAATCGAAGAACCAACAGAAACGCAAACGGAAAACGGTGACAACCTGGAATCAAAATCATTGAAAGAGCTGCGAGAAGATTTCCCATACATCACCGCACGATCAAAGAAAGAATTCATCACGGAACTAAACGAACACCCAAACTACCAAAACGATTAAAATGATATTTTTCGCAATAGGGTGTTTCATTCTTTCGATCGGCGCAATCACAACCGTCAAAGAATGGCAAAAAGGAAAAACCGACCGCGTCAAATTGAAATTGAAAGTGCATCAAATCGATAAATATAATGAATGGCTTGAAAGCACAAACCAACATTTAATCGCTGACGAAATTTTAAACGTTGCACAACAAGCAATGAAACATCAAGACGACTGAAATGGCAAGTAAAAAAATGAACGACGAAGTATTTGAACAAATATGTATTGAATTAGAAACCACGTACAAAGGTATCAACACCCTTTGCAAAGAATCAAATTCAAGCGGTCGAGCTTTCTATAATTACAAAGACGGCGAAACGACGAAACAAAGGTTGACGAATTTAGAGGAATACAACGCCCGACATCAACGATACGTGCGCGCGCGTGAAAAACAACTTGACTTTTTAGAAGAACAACTTCGGGAGGTTGCATATGATAATCGCAAAGACGGTCAGATTGTCGGCAACGTGAACGTCGGAACGAATCACATTCAGCGTGACCGATTAAAGGTTGACACCTTGAAGTTTGTTTTGGGTAAATTGAGGGCAAGAAAATGGGGTGACAAGATTGACGTCACAACCGACGGTGAAAAAATTGAAGCCATCAACGTGACAATCGTGCGCCCTGGAGAATCGGAAAAATGAATATCAAGGGAACAATTGTTTTTGAGAAAAATTGGGATGCGTTGTTTTCACCGTTTCGATTTATTGAAAACCGTGGAGGTTCACGGTCATCAAAAACGTTTTCCCTTTGTCAATGTGTCATCCTTGATTGTTTGACGGATAGCGGTGCGGATTGGTCAATCGTTCGAAAGACCTTTCCCGCATTGCGTGCGACCGTACTGCGTGACTTTATTACGGTGCTTTCCGAAATGAATTTGTACAATACCGTTGCCCACAACAAAACTGAACATCATATCACCTTTCCAAATGGCGCACGGGTTGAATTCTTTTCGGTAGACAACGAACAAAAGTTGAGAGGTCGAAAGCGTCGCAAATGTTGGGTGAACGAATGCAACGATTTGTTTGGTGAAGATTTTGTACAACTAAATATGCGAACGACTGAAAAAATCATTTTTGACTACAACCCGTCGGAGGTCGTCGGATGGATTGACGAACTTCCGCCCGATGAAATCAAGGTGATACATTCAACCTACAAAGACAATCCATTTCTTGAACGTGCAATAGCAAACCAAATTGAAGACCTCAAACGAACCGATCCGATATTATACGATATTTATGCGCTTGGATTGCACGCCGTCAGTCGGGAAAATGTTTATCAAAAATGGGAGGTGCTGACCGAACGACCAAAACGATTCACACAATATTGCTACGGCTTGGACTTTGGTTATGTTCACCCTTTGTCGTTGGTGCGCGTTTGGTACTATGAAAATGAACGGTATTACGAAGAGGTCATTTATGAAAGCTATTTGAAACCGAATGACATGATTCCCAAATTTGAGGAAATGGGAATTGAAAAGGACATCGAAATCATTTGCGACCATGCACGCCCCGATTTGATTGCTGACCTACGTCAGGCGGGTTACTATTGCTTAAATGCAAATAAGGACGTGCAAGCGGGCATCACAATCGTTCGTTCGTGCATCAACTACATTGACATCAAGGCGAAGAATATCCAACGAGAAAACAA